ATAATGGACAACAAAATTCCACAATCGAACCTGGATCAACAGATTCTCAGGGGTAAACAAGCTTCTATTTTATTAGAAGAACCCTTGCTGAAAGAAGCTTTTGAATATTTATCTGAATCTTATAGATTAGAAATATTTAAAACTTCATATTCCGACCACGAACAAAGACAAGTTCTTTGGATGGCATTTAATATGCTAGACAAAATTAAAGGACATCTTGTTAGTGTAATGGAGACTGGCAAACTAGCTGCCCATGAGCTAGATAACCTAAAACGTCAATCGTAATATTTACGAAACGATAACCCTAAAGGAGCATATATGGCAGATGATAAATCTGTACAAGGTGCTGCTGAAAAAATACTTGGTTTACTGAATCCTAAAGAAGGACAATCAGCACCAGTACTTAAAGCAGAACCATCAGTAGAACCTGAAGTTAAAACTCAGGAAGTTTCAAATGACAATCAATCAACGTCTGACGAAATTGTTGAAGAAGCCTTAGCTACTGAAAATACAACCGAAGAAAATACAGAACAACCAACACAAAAAGAAGAAGTTGAGAAACCAAATCTCCACCGAGTAAAAGTACAAGGTCAAGAGCTTGAGGTTACTCTCGATGAACTTAAGTCTGGTTATTCTAGAGATTCAGATTATAGACAAAAAACTCATCAATTATCACTTGATAAGAAAAATCTTGAAAGTGAAAAAGAAAGTTTACGTCAGACTTATGATTCTCGAATTAAAGAACTTAATAATGCAATTCAATCTGCAGATTTACTCTTTAAAGAACAGTTAGGTGCTACAGATCTTAATCGATTATACGAAGAAGATCCTAGTCATGCGGCTAAGTTAGAGTTTAAAATTAGACAACAACAAACTCGCATTAATGATTTACGTAAAAAAGCTGATGAAGCTTTTCAAAGTGAATTTACTAACTATCTTAAAAAAGAAATAAAACTTGCAGAAGAACGCATACCTGAGTTTGCAGATCCAGTAAAATCTACTGAGTTTAAATCTAATGCTAAAAAAGTTTTAGCTGATTATGGATTTAAAGATAATGAAATATCTTCATTAACAGATCATAGATTTTTATTGGTACTTAAAGATGCTATGCAATATAAAAACTCTAAAGCTCCTAAAGACCTTTCTCCAAAAAAGGTAGTTACTGCTCCAAAAGTTATTAAAGCTGGTATTGCAAAAACAGATAGTTCAGTTCGTGATGTCATAAAACAAAAAATTGGGAAAGTACGAAAGACTGGTCGCATGGAAGATGCTCAGTCTGCCATACTTCAAATGATAACACAAAAAAAATAAGGAAAAATAAATGGCACAACCATCAAATACTTTCGATACTTACGATGCAGTAGGTATTAGAGAGGACTTACAAGATGTGATTTATTCTATTTCTCCAACTGACACTCCTTTTATGAGTGCAGCTGCTAGAGAACAAGTTAAATCAACAACACACGAATGGCAAACAGACGCACTTGCTGCAGCATCAACATCTAATGCTGTAATCGAGGGCGATGAAGCTACTCTTGATGCTTCTACAGCTACATCTAGACTTGCAAACAAAACGCAAATCATGGACAAAACTGTAGTTATTACAGGCACTCAAGAAGCAGTTGATAAAGCTGGTAGAGCAAGTGAATTAGCTTATCAAATTGCTAAAAAATCAAAAGAACTAAAACGAGACATCGAAGCTACTTTACTTGCTAACCAAGCTAAAGTAACTGGTGATGCTTCAACTGCAAGAAAATTTGCATCTCTTGGAGCATGGGTGTTTTCGAATGACTCATTAGGTGGTGGCGGTTCTTCTCCAACTGGAGATGGTACTGATGCTAGAACTGATGGAACACAAAGAGCTTTCACAGAAGATCAACTGAAAACAGTTATCAAATCTGTATGGAACGCAGGTGGAAATCCTTCAGTACTAATGGTTGGTCCTTTCAACAAACAAAAAGTATCTGGATTCACAGGTGGATCTACTAGATTTGATGCTTCAGAAGATAAAACATTATACGCAAGTATTGATGTTTATTCATCTGACTTCGGTGATCTAGAAGTTGTACCTAACAGATTCTCTAGAGATAGAGATGCGTGGGTTTTGGATATGGACTACTGGTCAGTAGGTTTCTTAAGAGACTTCACTATGTTTGAATTATCAAAAACAGGTGATAGCGAGAAAAGACAGCTTTTAGTTGAGCTTACTTTAATCTCTAGAAACGAAGGTGCTAGTGGACTTGTTGCAGACTTAACAACGTCATAGTATATAACTTGAGGGGGAGAGCAATCTCCCCTTCTTTAACTTTTGTTTGGTCTTTGAAGTCTAAAGACGGAACGAAGCAAACATAGGAAAACAAAATGAGAACATTAAACGACTACTTTTTAACTGCTAGATTAGCCGATGTATCTGCTGCTAGTTCAGTTAATATCGCTGTACCTGATGATGGAAAAATTATTAAAATTATTTCTGTATTAGGTGGAGCTATCACTACTGCTAACTCAGCTGTAACAAGTGCTATAAATGGAAACGCTATAACAGGCGGTGGATTTACAGTTGCTCATACAAGCTCAGCTGCTGGAGACATTGATACTGCTGAACCAACAGCTGCTAACAGTGTTAAAGAAGGTGATTACATAACAATTACATCTGATGGTGGATCTTCTACGACTCAACCAATTGATATAACTGTTATCATAAGAAGATAATTTTACATTAGGGGGTAGCAATACCCCCTTTTTTAATTTAAAAAGGAAATATATGGCAATTATAAATTATGGTCTAAGACCAAAATCAACATCTGTAATAACTATGAGTGGTACATCTGCTCAAAGTTCTGCTATAGGTGCAAACATACAATACGTAAGATTAGTAGCTGATGCTAACTGTCATTACGAAATTGGTGTTAACCCAACAGCAACAACAAGTACAGTTTATTTACCAGTCGGAGAAATAGAAACTATTAAAATTTCTGAAGGTGAAAAAGTAGCTGGAATTTGTGCTTCTGGAAAATTATACGTTACATCATTAACTGAGTAATGTCTAAGTTAAGAGACGTTGAGTTTGATGGAGTAGTCCGTTCAGATTATATTAAAGAATCTGATGGAAAACTTACTATTAAACACACTCAAGATGTTGAACCTGTTCTTAAAAAGAACAAACAACTTATTACTTTAAATGATGGATATTCTAAATCTAGAGATTTAAAAAGAGTAGCAAGTATTCCAAATATTTGTTTAACGATTTGGGCCAAAGAATATAATGGAACTAATAATTGGTTTGGAATACCAGATGTAGAACGTAAAAAGATTTTAAAGAAAAAATTAAACTCTAATGAGTATAGATATTTTAGAACTGCAGAAGGAAAAATATAATGGCAATTAGTACCTATACAGAATTAAAATCCACAATAGCTAACTGGCTTAATAGAGCTGACCTTACATCTGAAATATCTGATGACTTTATAAAATTAGTTGAAGCTGATCTTAATGCTAAATTAAGAATTAGACAAATGGAACATATTGACACTATTACTATTAATAGTGAAACTGAAACTGTGCCTACTGGTTTTATAGCTGTTAGATCATTTTATATTTTATCTGGTGGGACTAAATATCATTTAAATTATATTACTCCTGCAAATTTATTTGCAATTAAAGGCGGTTCAACTACTGGTTTACCAAGAGTTTATACAATTGAATCAGATAATGGAGTAGAACAATTTAGATTTGCTCCAAGCCCAGATACAACTTATACAGGTTATTTACAATACTATAAAGCATTTACACCTTTATCATCTGGTAATGCTAGTAATTATATTTTAGCTTCACATCCTTCAATTTATTTGTATGGTAGTTTATTTCATGCTGCTAATTTTATTGGTGGTATAGATCAAGCTCAAGTCCAAAATTGGATTGCTATGTATCAAACTGCATTGGAAAGATTAGAAAGTAATGATCAACAAGATTCATTTGGTGGATCTCCTGTTGTACAAAATACTGATGTAGGTACAGACTTATCGTTTTATAGAAGAAAATAATTATGCAATTACCTTTTGGTGAATGGTTACCTGATCAACCAAAGCATTTAAACAAAGGAGCTAACGTAGCTCATAATGTTTATTATGCTTTACAAAGTTATAAACCTTTTAAAAGTTTAGTTAGTTATAGTCCAAATACTATTACACAAGATTCTAAAGGAGCCGCATCATTTAGAGATGGTTCTAATAATGTATATAATTTTGCAACCACTAAAGATACTATTTATGAATTAACTAGTGGTTCTTTTACTGAAGTAGGAGCAAAAGGTTTATTATTAAATAATTCATTCTCAACTTGCACAATTACAGTTTCTGATTACGCAAATATTACAGCTGGTAAAACTATTACTTTAACTAAAAATAATGGAACATCAGTAGTATTTACTTCTACACTTGGTTCTCCAGGTGCATTAGAATTTGAAGTTCAAACAGACAATGCTACTACAGCTACAAATTTAAAAAATACTATTGATGCTCATGCAGATTTTTCTGCAACAGTAGTTGGTGCAGTTGTAACAGTTACAAGAGCTGCTGTAGGTAGAAATAATTTAACAACTGTATCTACTGATACTGTAAGATTAACTACTACTAATTTTACTGGTGGTACTCCTTTAACAGGAAGTAATACAGATTTTTTTACATTTACACAATTTGGTAATTATATTATAGCAAGTAATGGTGTTGATGCACCTCAGTATTATTTAATGGGTACATCTACTGCTTTTAATAATTTATCTAGTATTGCAACTTCTGGTACTGTACCTACATTTAGAGTATCAGGTATTATAAGAAATTTTTTAGTTACTGGTAATCAACCAAATTTTTCTAATAGAGTACAATGGACAGGTAATGATGATATTGCTACTTGGGAACTTGGAAAAAAACAAGCAGACTTTCAAGATCTAGTAGGAAGTGGCGGTAAAATAGTAGCTATAACTTCAGGTGAAATAGGATATGTATTTAGACAAAATCAAATTGTTCGTATGGACTATATTGGCGGACAAACAGTATTCAGATTTTCCGTTATATCTGCTAATCGTGGTGCTGTATATGGACAGACTGTAACACAAACAGATAGACGAGTTTTCTTTTATGCAGATGATGGTTTTTTTGAAGTTAATGGAGATGCATTAAAAGCAATTGGTGCAGAAAAAGTAAATAGATTTTTTGATTTAGATTTAAACAAAGGTTACACAGATCGTATTGTTGCAGCAATAGATCCATTTAATAATTTAGCTTTATGGTTATATCCTTCTGTTTCAAATGCAGCTAATACATCAGGTATTTGTGATAAATTATTAATTTATAATTACGTTACTGAAAAATGGACATCAGCTAATGCAAGTGCTTCTACTATATTTACACAATTTGTAGGTGCATATACTGTAGAATTAATGGATATTATATCTCAAAATTTAGATAATATTAATGCAGCTTTAGATACAGATTTTTGGAGTGGTGGACAATTATTTTTAGGAGCTATAGATAATAATTTTAAAGCAGCAATTTTTGCAGGTAATCAATTAGAAGCTGAAATGGAAACATCTGAAATAGAACCTATTCCAGGACAAAGAACTAAAATTACTGGAGTTAGACCTATAGTAGATTGTGCTTCGACAGTAGCTCTTAAAACAAGAGATGCTTTAGTAGATACTGAAACTACATCAAGTTATGTTGCGGCAAATACAACTGGCATAGCACCATTAAGACAATCTGGTAGATATGTTAGAGCTAATGTTAAAGTAGCTTCTGGTACTGTATGGAATGATGCACAAGGTATTGATGTAACAGCAACACCAGCAGGATTAAGATAATGAGTGATGTAACTGAACAAGACTTAGATAACGTAAGATATTCATTTGACACACAAGAATTTTTTCAAAGACAAGTTGAAGTTGCAGTTAACGAATACATAAATAAATTTAACACCGAAAACGATAAAGTTTTCACATGGTTTATAGGAGATTAATATGGCAGGAATAAAAGATTACAGCACAACAGCAATTAGCAATACATCAGTAGGTGGTATTAGTATTGCAGAAGGAATGTTACCTTCTAATATTAATAATGCTTTTAGAGCTTTTGCTGCTGATATTAGAGAATGGTATAATGATTCTCAATGGATTATTTATGGTGATGGAGATGGTGCTTTTACTATTACATACGCATCAGCAACTTCATTTACTGTATCTGGTGTAGATGTTACAAGTTTTTATCATGTAGGTCGTAGAGTTAAAGCTATAGGTTCTGCAACAGGAACTATATTTGGTACAATTGCTACAACAACATTTTCTACAAATACTACAGTAACTATTACATGGGATAGTGGTTCATTATCTAATGAAGCAATTACAATTTATGTTGCAATACTTTCTAAAACAAACGATTCAATTCCTGAATTAATTATTACTAATGCTAAAGTTGCAACTAGTGCTGCAATAGCTGCTACAAAAATTCATGATGGTTCTGTTTCAAATACTGAATTTGGTTATTTAGATGGAGTTACATCTGCAATACAAACGCAAATAGATTCAAAACAAGCTACAATTACAGGTGGTGCTACTACAATTGTAACGTCTGACTTAACTGCTAGTAGAGCTTTAGCTTCTAATTCTTCTGGTAAAGTTGCTGTATCAAATGTTACTGATACTGAACTAGGTTATGTATCTGGAGTAACAAGTGCAATTCAAACACAACTTAGTGGCAAACTTACAGCTGCAAATAATTTATCTGATGTATCTTCTGCATCTACTGCTAGAACAAATTTAGGTTTAGCTATTGGTACAAACGTACAAGCATATGATGCTGATCTAGCTGCAATTGCTGGATTAACTTCTGCCGCTGATAAAGGTATTCAATTTACAGGATCAGGAACAGCTGCAGTATTTGATTTAACAACTGCTGGTAAAGCATTGTTAGATGATGTAGATGCAACAGCACAAAGAAGTACACTTGGTCTTGGTACTATTGCAACACAAAATGCAAGTAATGTTAACATTTCTGGTGGAGCTATTACTGGATTAGCTTCTCCATCAAATAATTCTGATGCAGCAACTAAACAATATGTTGATGATTTATTATCTGGTATTAGAAAAAGAACTACAGTTAAAGCAGCAAGTACTGCCAATGTAGCTATTGCTACAGCTTTAGAAAATGGAGATACATTAGATGGTGTTACTCTTTCTACTGGAGATAATGTACTTTTAAAAAATCAAACAACAGCTTCTCAAAATGGTATTTATACTGTTGTTGCTTCTGGTTCTGCTTCAAGAGCAACAGAATTTGATATTTTTGATGAACTTGCTGGACAATTAATTGCAGTTCAAGAAGGATCTACTAATTCAGATACATTATTTTTATGTACTGCAAACTTTGGTGGAACTCTTGGTACTACAAATATTACTTATCAATCATTAAGTGTTACTGCTTTAGATTTAATACAAGATGCTAGTCCACAATTAGGTGGTGATTTAGATATAAATGGATTTGATATTGTATCGACTTCAAATACTAATATTGAAATAACTCCTAACGGAACAGGTAAAGTTATATTAGATGGTTTATCATACCCAACCGCTGATGGAACAAATGGTCAAGCATTAGTTACTAATGGTTCAGGGACATTAAGTTTTACAACTATACAAGCAAGTGAACTTACAACAGTTGGTAGTGTATTTTCTAACTATAATGAAATTACTGCTGATCTTACAATAACTACAGCATCAACAAAAAATATGTTTTTAATGGGCATTATTACAGTAACTAGTCCTGCAATATTAACAATTGCTGGTACAGGAACACTAACTATACTTTAATAATAATAACAAAAATAAAGGTAAATTAATAAGCAATATAAAGTTTTACATTAATTGACTTTTTAAACAAATAATAGGATATAATACATTATGGCTAGTCGTATAAAAGTAGATGAAATCGCAGGTGCAACAGGGAATACAATTACTATTCCGTCTGGCCAAACATTAGATTTATCTACAACAACATTAACATTACCTTCTACAGTTGTAACAACAACTGGTTCTCAAACATTAACTAATAAAATTTTAACAGCTCCAACTTTTAGCACACCAGCTTTAGGAACTCCTGCATCTGGAGTATTAACTAATACTACTGGTTTACCTTTAACTTCAGGAGTAACAGGAACTTTACCTGTAGCAAATGGTGGAACAGGATTAACAACTCTTGGAACTGCGGCACAAGTCTTAAGAGTTAATAGTGGTGCTACAGCATTAGAGTATGGAAGTGTAAGTTTTGATTATGTTTTACTAGCTACGGCAAATTCAACTTCTGGTGCTTCGTCAATTTCAGTAGATGGATATTTTTCATCTACTTATAAAAACTATATGTTAATAGGAGTTGTAACCGCAAATGGAGCAAGTGGTGGTTGGTTACGTACAAGGTTTCTTAGAGGTGGTAGCGTAGTAAGTACAAGCAATTATTATGGTTCTGCTTCAAGTGCATATAATGGAGCTATTACATCTCAAGCAATTGCTGGTGATAGTTATTTTCAGACTATCCAACTAGCTTCTGATACAGAAAGAAGTTCAAGTTTTACTATGACTATTTATAATCCTTTAGGAACTACAAAATGGAAATCAGTAAGTTTTTATGGTTGGGGGCATGATGGAAATGCTAATGGAATGCATGGAACTGCAGGTGGTGGTGCATTACAAGATAGCACTTCTGCTATAAGTGGAATAAATTTTTTAGATTCAACTGGTTCATCAAGTCTACAAATGGATATAAAACTTTACGGAATAAAATAAATAAAAAAAGAAAAATATGACAAAACAAAAACTTATAGTATCACCAGAATATCCTGAAGGAATTTTGGTAAATTTAACTTCTGAGGAAATTGCTCAACATCAAATTGATGTACAAAACGAAGTAATTAGAAAAGAAGCCGAAGAACAAGAAAAACAAACTAAGATAGATAATAAACAATCAGCACTTAATAAACTTAAAGCATTAGGTTTAAATGAGGCTGAGATTAAAGCAATATTAGGTAATTAAAGAATAGAATTAACTTCTTCTTCAGTTAAACCAAGTGCTGAAAGTTTTGCTAATGCACTAGCTTTAGCTTCAATTTTAGCTTGTTTAACTTGCTCAATATTAAGTAAATAATTATTTTCAAATTCAGAATATCCTTCCATCAAAACATCTTTTGAAGGAATTACATCTAAATT